TGAGACCCATATGTTCCCTGCTCCAATTAAATTTATTCCTACTGGAGCTGAAATCAATGACCCTAACAACGAAAATTACCGACTTAGTGCTGACTACTTTAAATATAAAGTAGCATATGCTACAACACTTGAAGGTATTTTCAAAGAAGGTGATTGTGGTCTACCACTTATCAATATTTCTGCTTCTGGATTCAAATTCATCGGTATCCACAATGGGTATTCTAGTCGTGATAAAGGTATGGGTTTTTTCTCCTCTTTAAATAAAGAGTTTTTACTTGCTGGCCTTGATTTTAAATCTAACATGGTAACTGATATAGAAGTTCCACCCTCTTTACAACTCACGGATTCTATTAGTGGTAATTCTAAACAAGCTATACCTCAATTTTATATTGATGCTTTCCCTCTGAAACGCAAATCACTCCTTTCTGTAGAATATACTGGTACTGAAGAACTTCCTATAATTGGATACTTTCCTTCTCTTCACGTACGCTCTAATCCTAAAAATATTAAAACCTATAAATCTATCTGCCCAAAAGCTGATTTTCCTAAAACTAAATTACCTTCTGCTATTGATACAAGAGATGTCGAAGACTTCTCTAAACTTATTAAAGATGCAAAAGGACAATATAATACATTAGCTAGTCAAGCTATGCTTTTTGGGAGGAAAAATAAGGTAGGAGAAATTGATACTGAGATTTTCCAAGCTACCTCTAGATTCTTAAAAATGAAAATGAAAGGTATTATAGGAGACAATCAAAATAAACTCCGTATTGGAGAAGCTATAAACGGATTTGATTGTTTACAACCGCTTGATATGACAACTTCCACTGGATTATACCTCAAAGCCTATCATAAAATTCCTATCAAAAGACCACCTGGTAATGAAAACGTTTTGTTCACTCAAGACGCTAACGGACGGTATTCAATTAACCGATCTACGATTCCTGGTAAAGATTTATTTGATATGATTTTATCTGGCTCAGATTACATCGAACAGGGTATACCATTAGCGGTATTTGCTAAAGATAATGCCAAAGTAGAGTTGCTTCCAATCGATAAGGTTAAAGAAGGTAAGGTTAGGTTATTCAGCGAACTTGATTTATATATAAATATAATTTTACGCCAGTTTTTCGGTAGACAAATGTCTATCTTATTCAAGAAACATTTAGAAACTTCTTATGCAATGGGTGCTAATCCATACGCTGATTTCACTTTTTATTATCACCGTCTTAAAAACTTTAAAGGCACCCTTTTCGATACTGATTATAGTAGATTGGATAAAACTATCCCACCTGAAC